ATTGAATATAGTTTCACAGAATAGAAAAGATGGTATTACGCAAAATTTTTCTTGTAATATTAGCACAAATGATATTACTTATAAAGATAAGGATTTGTGTTTCATTAATCTATTATGTTTACCACCACGAAAGGACATTTCTGGTTATTTTATGGAAACTAGTGATGGTATTAAACCTAATGGTTTTTACTTAACTAGAGATGAAGATGGTTCATTGGAAGTGATTGATGTAAAGAAAATCTACACTTCTTCTTTTGATTTAAATGAAGAATCAATTCCTATTTGGCGAGGTACTCCATCACGTATCACACAAGATGGTGAATGTGGTTCACCTCTCATAGCAGAAACTTCTTTTGGGTATGCCATTTTGGGTATACATATGATGGGTTCATTAGTGAAACCTGTCAGCGGTGTCATTCGCGTATCAACAGAAGATTTATGTCTAAGTGAACTAAGCGCCAATGCGCCTCAAATTAGTTCACAGAGTGCTTGTAGAGAATTAGGTGATCTTAGTGTAAAATCTGTTTTTCGTTATATTGATGAAGGTAGTGCTAATGTTTATGGATCTTTTAAAGGTTTTAGATCTGAACCAAAATCAAGAGTTCAGTTAACTCCATTAGTTAAAAAGTTGGATAAACATGGATATAAGATTAAATATGGTCCTCCAGTGATGAATGGTTATGTTCCATGGAGAACTGCTGCTTTGGACATGGTTAACCCTGTAGATACTATAGATTCAGCAATTGTTGATAAATGTGTTCAATCTTATTTATCAAAATTAAAAAATTTAGATGTTAGTGAACTTATGGTCTATGATGATTTTACTGCAATCAATGGAGCTCAAGGAGTGAGTTATGTAGATAAAATCAATAGAAATACTAGTGCAGGCAATCCTTGGAAGAAAAGTAAGAAATTTTTCATGGAAAGTATTCCTGAAGAACATGGTATGCAACACCCTGTTAAAGTTTCGAAAGAAATTATGGACAGAGTGAATGACATCATTTCCACTTATGAATCCAATAATAGATGGATGCCTAATTTTTGTGCTCATCTTAAAGATGAGGCCGTTTCTTTTAAGAAAATTAAAGCTGGAAAAACTCGTGTTTTTACGGGTGCTCCTATGGATTGGACTATAGTTAATCGTAAATATTTATTGTGTATAACTAGAATTATACAAAACAATCGTTTTCTTTTCGAAGCTGCACCAGGCACAATTGCTCAATCTTATGAGTGGAGTGAAATGTATGAATATATCACTAAATTCGGTGAAGATCGTATTGTTGCTGGTGATTATAAGGCTTTTGATAAAAGAATGAGTCCAGTGTTTATTTTAGCTGCTTTTGATATAATAAAAGCTTTATGTAAAAGATCAGGCAATTATGATGATGATGATCTTAGAGTTATAGATGGTCTTGCCATTGATACTGCTTTTCCGTTAGTAGATTTTAATGGTGATTTAGTTGAATTTTTTGGATCCAATCCATCTGGTCATCCTTTAACTGTCATCATTAATAGTTTAGTTAATAGTTTATATATGAGATACACTTACTTTAATCTTAATCCAGATAAGGAAGTGGAATCTTTTAATAGTAATGTTAGTCTCATGACGTATGGTGATGATAATATTATGTCTATTAGTAAAGACATAGATTGGTATCATCATACATCAATTTCCCAAGGGTTTGCTTCCTGGGGAATCACTTATACTATGGCCGATAAAGAGGCTGCTTCTATACCTTTCATTAATATTCGTGACGCTTCTTTCTTAAAAAGAAGTTGGCGGTATGATGAGGATATAGGAGCCTTTTTAGCTCCTTTAGAACATGATTCTATAGAGAAAATGTTGATGGTTTGGGTTAAATCCAAAACCATATCAACTGAAGAACAAGTTGCAGAGGTTATGACTGCAGCTATCAATGAATATTTTTTCTATGGTAAAGATGTTTTTGAAGAAAAATTAACTTTATTTAAGTCTGTTATAAGTGAATTAGAATTAGATTTGTGGTTTGAAGATAAACCACTACCTGATTGGAACTGTCTTCGGAAGAGATTCTGGGACAATTCCGCAAGGGTGGGTTGTATGCCGTCCTTTTAATAAAACCAAAACGTACAATTTTTGTAGTAGTTACTGTGAGTACACAATCAACACCTGATGTATAATTGTACTTAAGTGTGGACTCAAAAATTTTTCCTGCATGGGCGATCCCCGAAATCATTTTTTAGTGATGGTTTGCTGGAGCCGAAAAACATTAGGTGGTGCACGTTATTAGCTGAGTTGCAACGCGTGTTACTATATTTAACTCGGTATTTGTTTATTTAAAGAAGAGGTTATCGATCCTCTTGATATCGATATTGGTGAGGAAGATCTTGATTGTCATCCTCAAGCTGCGGAGTTGTTTTTACATCTTCAGAGTGATATGCTTCAGGCGGGTGAGTCTGAAGCGGAAGAAAAAGTACAAGAACAGAATGTTGGCTTTCATGATGAAGAATCTGGAATCCATATGGACATTCCTGCGGAAATTGATTATACTATGTCAAAAACTACTGACAATAGTGATCTCGGCGATTACCTTAATAGGCCTGTTTTGATTTATACCAAAACTTGGACTGAAGGAACTAGTCTAAATCCTGTCACGGATGTTTTCGATCCATGGGAATTATTTTTCGATCAAGTAGCTATCCAGAAAAAATTGGATAATTACTATCTTGTACAATGTAATATGAATTTGAAATTTGTTGTTAATGCATCCCCTTTTTATTACGGGTGTGCTTTGGCTTCTTATCAGCCACTAACAAATTTCAATCCTGCACCAATTATCGTTGGTTCAGGTGATGAATATAATGTTAGTTTTTCTCAAAGACCACACATTTATATTTATCCACAAACATCTCAAGGTGGAACAATGACTCTACCATTTCTTTATCATAAAGAATGGTTAGATGTCACCACCCGGACAGATGTGGCAGAGATGGGTAAAGTTACCCTTTCATCTCTAACGGATTTGCTTAATGCAAATTCAGTTGCGGGCTCGAATTGTACTATCCAGGTTTACGCTTGGGCTTCCGATGTTAAATTATCGGGACCCACTCTTAAACTGGCTTTACAGTCGAAGAAGCGTTCTAGAAAACCCAAAAACGCCTCGCATAAAGATGAATATCATCATGAGGGTACTATTTCCAAACCTGCTTCTGCTATTGCTCGAGCAACTGGAATGCTTAGTGATATACCAGTTGTTGGTCCTTTTATGACTGCAACTTCGTATGCTGCTGATGCTATATCTGATATAGCCTCTCTATTTGGCTTTACAGATGTACCTGTTATTGATGATGTACATGAATTCAAAAGTATGCCATTACCACAAATGGCATCTGCGGATATTGGTATTCCGATTGAAAAAGCATCTTTGGATTCAAAAAATGAATTGACCATTGACCCAAGAGTTTGTGGAGTAACTCTTCCCGATGAACTTAGGATTGAATCTTTTGCTCAACGGGAATCGTATTTAACAACTTTTAATTGGGATTCGACTGATGTTGCTGGTGATCATCTCTTTTCTATGAGAGTAACACCACAAGTCCGTCGAGTCAATACAATTACCAATGGTCACATTTCTTGGAACACACCCATGGGTTACATGGCGGAGTGTTTCAAGAATTGGAGGGGTGATATTAAAGTTAGACTAAAGTTTATCTGTTCACAATATCATCGTGGGAGAGTAAAAGTTTCGTGGGATCCACGAGGCGAAATCTCTCTTAACCCAGCGACTACAACTGAGGTTTTCTCAAAGATTATTGACATTACTGAATGTAGTGATGTTACTTTGAATATACCTTATACGCAATCGTTGGCCTATTTGGAAACTGACGTGAATAGAACTGCCTCCCATTTTGGGTCGACAGGTTTTTCTACTAATAATACGTATTCCAACGGTAACTTGTGTATTAGTGTTATCACTAATCAAACAAGTCCTATTGCGAGTGCTGATATTAAAGTAGCTGTTTTCGTCGCAGCTGGGGATAACATTGAATTTGCTAATCCCCAACCTATATATCGACAGTATAGTCCTTATGCCATTCAATCTAAATTCGTTTCTTATGACGATGAGATTGGTGCAACCACTGAATTGGGTGTTACTCAATCAGAGGCTGATCCCAATATAAACTTAGTTTATATGGGTGAACATATAAGTTCTATTCGGCAATTATTCCGACGTACTACCAACTATACGTTTATGGAATTTAATCAACCTGCTACAGGTGATGTTGCTATTTATCGATATAATACATCTAGGAAACTACGTTATCCTGGATATGATGCTGATGGTATCGAGGAGGCAGTAGGATTAACTTCTGCTGCTACCGAACCATATAATTGGTGCAATTGGCACTATATGACATGGTTTGAACTCTGTTTTGTTGGAGTTCGCGGTGCTATCAATTATGCTCTGAATACAGTTGGAGGGAATAATGATGATCTTTGGATCACCCGACGTAACGATGTTACTTTGTCGGTCTCAGGTTATTATGCTTCCAATGGCGCAGTTAACGGTAGAAATGAAGAAGCGAAGGCTTTTTCTGTCTACGGTGACCGAACCAATGGAGCTTGTGGTCAGACTGTCACTAATGCGCAAACACAAAATTGTTTGCACCTTAGTATTCCCATGTATTCACCATATAAATTTCAGAATACCAGTAGTCTGTATAGAACATTAGGTTCAGCAGATGATGGCACGACAAATGATGTTGCACAATTTGGTAGTGCAAACAGAAGTGTCTTAGTACATGGTGGTTTTGAAATTTTTGCTAGTGCGGGAGCAGATTATAATTTAATCTTCTTCTTGAATGCACCAGCAATGTACATTTATGGATCTATTCCTAGTGTACCGGCTCCTTAGGAGCCATTTTATAGAAAAAAGTATTCGAGCAGTGGATACTTTCTATCTCTAGTGAGATAGTTTTGACGTTTATCGTGATGTGAG